TTGTTCTTCCTCCTCTATACCATTCACTACTTCTGCATTATCATCTAACTGGTTTGTGAGTGTTGGAATTACATCGATTTCTGTTTGTGTTGCTATTGGTTCAGGTTGGGGACGGACAAAATCAAAACCCATATTCATTGGACGGCTTGTATCATAAAAACTTAATGGGAGTGATTGTCTTAATAGTGGCTGTGGTTGTGGGGCTGGTTGATTATATGATGGTGCTGGTGCTGGTTGTGCTGTAAAAAAGACGTGGGGACGTTGAACTGGTAATTGTTCTCGTGGTTCTACTTCTTTTTTTGGTCTTCTTGCCCTTCTCCTTTTCGCTACTGGAGCAGTAATATTAACAACCACATTTTGTTTTTGTGTTTGCTTTTGCTTTTGCTTCAAAACCTTTTTCTTATCCTTTTTTGGAGGCATATAGTATTAGTTTAGAAAAAAAATATATCATTATATATATTATGCCTTTACCCAGTTTAGGATACGTTGCTACAACTAACACTGTATATCAACGACACGCTAATAACAAAATCAAAAATATAACCATTGTGAGAACCCCTATTTCTAAATATATTATGAAACTCGTAAAGACAATAGGAGGAGAAGAGTTCCAAAAACGCCTAAATGAATACCCACACGATAAACTGTTTCATTTACGTATGATTGTTGAACTTGATAATGGTAAGAAACTATCTATTGAAAAATTAGATGTTATCGAAATTAATACCAATAGCAAAATAGAGGCAAACAGTGAAACGATTAATGTTCCTGTTTCTTCCACTGATTTAACTTTACAAACCATGATGGAAAAGACCAAAACGAGAATGGGGGCAAAATATTTTTCTTATTCGGCATATAACAATAATTGTGGCGATTTCATTTTGAATATTTTATCAGCCAACGATTTAAATACCCCAGCATCTACCAACTTTATAAAACAAGACACCAAAACATTATTTAGAAATAATGCGTTTTTAAGAAAAACGTTAAACACTATAACCGATGTTTCTTCGGTTGCTACTCGTGTTGGGTCAAGAGCACAAAATAGAATCAACCGTATTTTAGCACCTGTTCAAACGGTAAAAGAAATAGCACAACGTCCAAATATTTTGTTCGAGTTCCTTTAATTTTTATCTAATCATAGTATATAATTAAGGAATGTCTTATACGAACGGCACACAAACACAATCTCAATCTATGAATGGGTTGTTAGAAATATCTACGGATAACATTACTGCAGATACAATCACTACTGGCGATTTAATTGTAAATAATGACCAAACTATTGACGGAACTTTAACAGTTGGCGGAACAATATACGGAACTTGTGAGAATGCTAATAATGCTTCACAAGTTGCTGTTTCAAATACTACCAGTGGAACAAAGTATATTTCTATGTTCGAAGGAACAGGAGATAGACCTTGCCTTATAGATACTGATTTATATTATGACCCATCAGCGAACACTTTAACTGCTACGAATATTACTGGAAATACAATATCAACTACTGATTTAACAACCACAGGAACTATAACCGCTTTGGATTTAACAACCACAGGAACTATAAATGCTGTGGATTTGAGTATGAATGGAAGTATCACTCAATCAGGAACAGTGTATAATACATTATTAACTACAAACCTTATAGGAGGATTAACAACAGATACAGTTTCAGCCACTGGTGGTATGTCGTCAGGTGGTGGCGTTGATATTACAGGTTATGTAAGTGTCGGCGAATCTATTACCTCACCATATTTAACTACTTATGCGAGTATTACAAGCACTCCATTCAGTCCTTCAGCGAGTGATGGTAATAATATTCAAACCGCTGGTGCTTCTATTCAATTAACAAGCAAACCATATACTCTATCAAGATATACATCAAATACTACTAATCAACGATTTGTATGGACATTTACCACACCAGTGGGATATTCAGGAGGAACTGCAACTCTTAATATACCTATTTCTACCTATATTAATGCTGGATATTTTACACGAGACACAGGAGGTTTGACTGGTTCGGTAATTCTTAATGTTAGTATAGGAGAGCAAGTATTTCGAATATATAAAAATGGTGCTTTATGGAGAACTTTAAATGCAACACTGGTTAGTGGGAGCAATGGGGTAAGTTATACTTTAAATACAACTTCTACAACTTCAGGAAGTTTGATTTATATAAATAACTATATGGGTAATCGGTCTATAACATTTACGCCTGATATTAATGATGGTGATGTTTATACGTGTAGATTTGGGCATTCTATGACTGTTAGTGCTTCCACTTTAGTAAATGTAGCAAGTTTATATTTCGCTTTTTCATCATATTTAAATACTACAACAACTGGATTAAGTGCTACAATTCCAAACCCTCCATATACCCTAACAGGTTCGTCCAGTTTTTCAGGTTTTGCTTCGCCAACATTAACATATACCGCCCCACCTACTCCAACCGCTACTGGTTATTGTGTGGTTGGTAATATAACTTGTAAAAATCCTGCTATAAACGGAGCAATTACCCAAACTGGAACTGGAACAAATACTATGAATGCTATCACAGTAGCAACGAACGGTAATTTAACATTACAAGGTTCAGGGCTTATCATACAGCCCACATTTGTTGCTACGGCAAATAAAAATCAAATTGGATATATTCAGGCGTGTGCCCCTTTTCGAATGTGTTATGGAACACAAGGATTAAGCACTGGAACACTAAACTTGAATAACGGTTGTGTGGTTTTTATTTCGTCGGCTGGAACGATTACTTTACCGTCAGGACAAGATGGTGAGATTGTTTATTTTAGAAAACTTGGAACTACGGCTTTTACAACTACTTTATCTTGGAGTGGTATTACTGTTCGTAGTTCTGCGAATGCAACTATAACATCACCAAATACAACTCTTTTAGCAACTACTGTTTGGGAGTTGTCTTTAATTTATAGAACAAGTAGCACAGGTTGGTTTGTGAAGACGGTGTAAAAAATCATTAAAAATCATTAAAAATGAGAATCAAAAGTGCAGAAAATTGAAAGTTGTTTTTAGGAAACAATTATTAGCATCTCAACAACAACAACAAATATGAATAACGACGACAATACTTGTGGTTCAATTAACGTAGAAGGATATTTAAAAACTCGTAATACAGTTGATGAGTATGATACAAAATACAAACAAAAAATACAACAGTATATCGAACAAGAAGTGGAACGAACCAAAAAAATATTTGAAAAATACAAAATCACTTGGTATGGAATATCAGGATATGAGTATGGAACTCCTGTTTGTGTAATTATGAAACAATTGGAAGATGATATGGAAGAAGAAATATTCGATGTAGATGTTATTAAAGAGGATTGTGATGTGAATGAGTTAATTAATAAAATCAAACAAGGCAAAATCAAAATCAAAAAATCTAAATAAAATATATATGACCTTGAAGGAACTAATCGCCCCCATCATTCCACTTTTGATGAAAAAACATAACAAGGAAAAACCGCCAGTTCGATACTACCAAGACCGAAATGGAAACGTATATTATTATATCTAAAATCTGTAATTAAATAGTAAAAGGGTTCGCCCATCTTTTTTTCTTTAGTTATAATATATAATGCCCTCTCGTGCAAAATCTAACGTCGTTATGCCTAGCAATCGCCCTGCTTTTGTTGGTGGTGCAGGTGGTTTGTATCATCCACCAGTTCCACAAATTGGAGTCAAAATGAACCCTACCCCTGTTAAAGCCATTAAAGGCGGTATCAAGGGGTTAAGAGGTATGAAGTTTATGTAATTTTTTATACTCATAATATAGATATGATTATAAAAGTAGAAGCGTCTCCTGTTAAGACAAAAAGATTTAGGGCATTTATGGATAATGGGAAATATTGGGATTTTGGTCTCGACGGAGCAAAAACTTATATCGACCATAAAGATAAAAAATTGCGGTTGAACTATTTAAAAAGACATTTAGGAAATCCTACCGAAAAAGAACTTATCACGAATCTCGTTCCAAGTGCCTCGTTATTTAGTGCTTACCTGCTTTGGGGCAAATATACTGACCTACAAAAGAATATCAATCATTTGAATAATTTGTGGGCTAAAAAACATAAAATATAATTGTTAAGATTGATTTAAACATAATATCTGTATAGTATATATATGGAAATCGAAAACGCCATTAAGTCATTAAATAATGAAGTCAAGCAACTAAATAATTTTTATATGGAAAATAAAGATAGTATTTTAAAATTAAACCGAGATTTAGAAGAATTACAAAAATTAAATCGAGATTTAGAAAAATATAAAAAAGATTTAGAAGAATTACAAAAATGTTTTATACAACTTTTAGTTTATTTTATTATTAGTTGTATTTCAGCATTAATATATCTATTGTCGTAGAAAATATAATTATTTATTTTGATTTAAAAATAATATCTTTATAGTATATATATGGAAACTGAAGATTTAGGAAGAATTACAATTAGCGAATTAAAAAGGGGGGAGTGTATGAGTTGTGGAACATCTATGGGGCATACAAAAGTTTGTTCTCTTGTTGCTGGTTATGATGGTATGTTGGAGTTTCAACAACATTTTCATTGTGCTTGGTGTCGTAGAATGAATAAAAAATTAAAAGATTTAGACAAACAAATTGCCGTTTTAGAACAAAAGAAAACGGATAATGAGTTTGAGATATTCACTCGAAAATTAAATAAATACAGAAATTGATTTAAATATTTATCTCTATATATTATATAGATGAATACTATGGAAAACATCACATTTGCCGAGATTAAGGACAAACTTGACCAACTCGAGAAATGGAAGACGAGACATAATAAGGCGTGTCTCAATTATTATCGTAATAACCTTGAAAAAATGAAGGAATACCAACGCCTCAAATCCAAAGAATACTACGATAAGAACAAAAATGACCCTGCGTTCTTGCAACGAAAATTACAAAATACTCTCAAAAGTTTAGAGAAGAAAAAAGCGAAACAAAATGAAGAAGTTGCCCAAAATATTTAGGAAAAAATGAATAAATATATTTGTAATAAAATTGATTTAGAAATATATTATCTTATAGTATTATATAAAGAAAATGCCGTCTATTAGTGTTCCTTGCTTTTTACAAAACTACACCATCTTACTTGATAAGATACCAAAATATAAAGAGTTTGAGGGTAAATGGGTTGAGCCATTAGATTACCCTATGGTTGAATTAATATCAAAATCCACATTAGACGTTTTTGATAATCGAATTAAATCATCACCACAAATCACCTTTACAAATAAAATATTTAAAAACATTGATAAAAATACTGGAGTTTTAACTGTTAAATCTCATTACCAAGCGAATGGACTTGGAAGATTTTATCCTACTGATGATGTTAGCATTTCCACCAAAAGCAAAATATTCAAACATACTTTATTCCATTATCTAGGTTGGAAAGACATCGATATTAAAAAATCACACCCTACTATTATTAGCGAGATTATTAAAAAATCAGGTGATTATTGTCCTTTTATGGATAGATATATTTCTAGTTTTGATGATATACTGGTTGAAGCGAAAGAATATTATGGAGACAAATTAGAAAAAGACCATTTAAAATATTTATTCAATATGTCTATTTATGGCGGTCATCACAGCACTTGGTATAATGAAGTCATAAAGGGAGATGATAATTATTTACCTATAGAATTAAATGATGGGTTGGAAAAAAAACCATTCAAGTTTTATGATGAATGGGTAAAAGAATTACTGGTTATTCAAAACAAAATATATACCGAAAATCCTGCATTAGCAGAACGCTTATTAAAAACTACAAAATTACAAGAAAAAATACAAAAAATACAAAATAATGCCGATAAATCACCTGAATCTAAAAAATGGTCGATTGAGAAAGCGAAACGTGGGTCTCTTATGTCTTATTGGTGTGGTATTATTGAAAATCAATGCTTATATCATATTTATAAATATCTTGTGAAAGCAGGTATTATGAAAGAAAAACAAGGCGGTTTGGAAATGGACGGTATCAATATACCACCTATCGATGGGGTCGAGTATGATGAGGAAGTTGTGATTGATGAAATAAATGCTTTGTTGAAACATAAAACTGGATTAGGTATTCGTGTTATTTTTAAGGGTTTTGATGAGGAAAATATTTGTAAAAAATTGCTTGAATTGCGTGAGGAGTATATTCCAGTTGCAGAGGCGGTTGAAATTACTGATACAGAAGATATGAGCGAATACGAAAAGTTAAAGATTGAGTTTGAAAAACAACATACCAAAATCACCGATAAATCATTCTTTATTACCAAAACTATCACTGGCGAGTTTATTATTCGAAAAAAACAGCAAATGATTGATGCTTATGAACATATAAATTATTCAACTACGGTTTATAATGCTGATGGAAAATGCTATACAAAAAAACACAAGTTTATTAGCGATTGGTTATGCGATGATACTATTAGCACAAAACGAGATGTGGGTATGTATCCGCCTTCTTTATCTTGCCCTGACGATATTTATAATATGTGGGTAGATTTTGAAATGGAAAAAATTACTGAATGGGTTGATAAATCCGTTGAGCGTGATGAATTGTTGGGACTGATAAAACTACTTTGTAATCACGATGAGGAAGTGTATAATTATATTTGTAAATGGATAGGGCAAATGATTATGTTTCCACATATCAAAACTACTACTCCTGTCTTTATTAGTGATGAGGGTGCTGGTAAGGGAACTCTTATGAGATTACTTGAGCGTATGCTTGGTAGGAAAAAGATTTATGAGACCGCTGACCCTTTACGTGATGTTTTTGGTAATTTTAATAATATGATGGCGAACTCCTTTCTTGTGAATATGAATGAAATATCGATTGAAGAAACATCAAAAGTTGAAGGTAAAATAAAAGCGTTGATTACTGATGATATGCTTACTATTAATTCAAAAGGTGTAGGTTCTTATACTATTCATTCTTATCATCGGTTTATGTATCAATCTAATAATGAGAATTGTATTAAAACCACAAAAGGCGGTCGTAGGTTGCTTATGGTTCGTGCAAGTGATGAAAAATGTGGAGACAAGGAGTATTTTGGGCATATCTACGATTTACTCAAAGATGATAATGTTATTAAAACTATATATGAATGGTTTAAAAACTTGGAGGGGTTGGAATCATTCCACAAATTACCTTTACCTATTACCGAGTTCCAAGAAGGTATGAATGAATTATCCGTATCTCCTATCGAATACTGGTTAAAAGAATGGGCGGATACGTGTGATACTGATAAAATCTCTACAAATGATATGAATAAATTATTTGTTTTGTGGTATGAGAAAACTTATAATCGTTCTTGTAAAACATCTTCAGTATCTTTCGGTGTTCAACTTGGTAATCTTATTCGAAAAAATAAATGGGCTGGTATTGAAAAGAAGAAGAATAAATCATCGTATCATTATGAGATTGATATTGATGAGTTTAAAAAATCTATAGGTGTGGGTTGCTTGATTGATATATAAGGAAAAGATATATAAGGAAAAGGTGGTAGGTAGGTGGGTGGTATATTCATTTTTCTACTCTTATATATATACTTTCTTTTTTTATTTTTAAAATAAAAAAAAAATAAAAATATTTTTATATGGACTATAAAACCAACCTACCACCTACCACCTACCACCCTACCTACCACCCTTCCTTTATTATACCATTATTATTATATTTTCTTACCATATATCATAACATAATATATAATATTTTATAAATAATAAAAATAAGAGATTAATTATATAAAAAGAAAAGGTGGTAGGTTGAAAATACATAATGGACAATAACACCTTATATATATTATCTCATTTTGAACTTAAAGAAACACAATTGAGAAAATCGAAAAAAAATAAAATATCTACAAAATATATAGATGGCTACCAGCAATTTAGAAGATTTAGACATTTTGAGCGATAAAACGGACGAAGAAAATGAGAGCATACAAGCAGTCAAAGTGAAACCTGATAAGCGAAGAAAAGGACAGCACGAAAGAACGGAAGCACAAAAAAAAGCATTTGAACTTGTGAAAGCAAAACGTGATGCTATTCGTAAGGAAAGAATTGAAAAAAGGGTTGCAGAAGAGACCCAACTGAAGGAAGAATTAAAAAAGAAAGCGGAAGAAAAGGTCTTGAAGAAAGCAGTGGCGATAAAAAAGAAACACATCATCCAAGAAGCGGTATTAGACGAGATAAGTGATGAAGAAGATATACCTATTGAAGTTGTGAAAAAGATACAGCACCGTCAAGCGAAAAAGAAATTACCAGCGAAACCACAGCCAGTGGTAAAACAGCAACTACCACCCCCACCTCCGCCCCTTCCAATGTATCATTTCATTTAGTTATTTAATTTATATCTATCTATATATATATATAAATGGCGAGTTTTCATACAAAAACATTTTTGAAACACGATGATTATATGACCCCAAAATATGCTTGGGAAAATATAAAACAATTTATACCTGATGATATGGTTATATGGGAAGCGTTTTTTGGTGATGGAGAAAGCGGAAAATACTTAACCGAATTAGGGTTTAATGTTATTCATGAAAAAGTGGATTTCTTTGAAAACAATTTAGGTGATATTATTGTGAGTAATCCACCCTTTAGCAAATCAAAAGAAGTGCTAAAAAGATTGAAAGATTTAGATAAACCGTTTATAATGATTATGCCCTCATCAAAAATTAACACATCATATTTTCGTGATTTCTTTGGGGGTGATAAAAAACTACAAATTATCATACCTCGAAAACGAATACATTTTGAAAAATTAATAAATGGAGAAAGACCGAAGGACTGGAAAAACGCTTGTAATTTTGATTGCTTTTACTATTGCTATAAAATTAATTTAAAAAACGACATCACTTGGTTAAAATAGTAATTTCCAATGTATCATTTCATTTAGATTAAATAAAAATACAATATTATTTTCTCTTATAATATTATATAATGAATCTTTTAGAGCAAATACCCATCTTGACCGAAGAAGATTTCGAAGAACGAGAACCACAGATTGAACTGGAAGACATAGCACTTATTCACCCAAGTTTTACACAAGATAACCCACTAACCTATTTTGTTTTTGTTTCAAAAAGACCTGATTTAAGCGAAGAAGAAAAAGAATATTATTTAGCAGTTGCACAAAGATTATTACACAATGAAAACGTAAAGTTCAAACACGCCATAAAAAAAATGAATGATATTCACCCAGCACTTTTGGAGCAACAAAAACAAATAGAAGAAAGAGAAGCAGAACAAACAGAACAAATTGAAAATAAATAATATATTTATATATAGTAGTATTATATATGAGTTCAAACCTAAAATTAGACACAAGATTGATTAATTTATATTCGAAAAATGCTACGTCAATTGATAACTACCCACTAATGAGTAAGACAACTTTTGCCTTTAGTAGTATTTTAAAAGAAGAACCTGATATTGTATATTGTGAGATAGGAGTGCTTAATGCTCAAATACCAGTATCATTTTATGTAATTAACATCTACAATAATATATTGAAATATAAAATAGGGGCAGGTGCTACTGAAACCATAACCATTGCCGAAGGTAATTACACCAGTTCAACACTTATCACAGCATTAAAGGCAGGTTTCAGTGCTAACGGCGAGACAAATATAAATATTACAATATCAAAAGTGAATGGAAAACTTACATTTACAAATACAGTTAATAATTTCACAATTGTAAGTAGTGGTTCAACAATGATGGATGTTTTGGGTTTTATTAGCACACAAGATTACACCAGTGCATCATTGAGTTTGACCCCACCCTTCCCCTTAAATCTTTTGGGAGTGCAGAGAATAAAAATCAATTCAAACTATTTAGCAACAAATACAACCAATTCATTCACAAAAGGAATATCTAATACATTCGCTAGTATTCCAGTGAATGCCCCATCTTTTGGATTGATTAATTATACCAATTTGAATGCTTATTCATTATTAAGAGCCAAAACTATTTCAACAATAGATATTGAGTTGAGAGATGAAAATGATAACGCCATCGATTTTAATGGCGTGGATTGGACTATGACGCTACAATTGAATATTTACCGATTAAATCAATATAGTGATAATCAAATGATTTTAACCCCCATTTTGAGAGAATTACAAAATATTCATACAGGTTTAGCCAATCAACCACAAGGTTCTACAGATTTAGCCAATCAACCACAAGATTCTACAGATTTAGCCAATCAACCACAAGATTCTACAGATTTAGCCAATCAACCACAAGAATCTACAGATTTAGGAATTATGGAACAACCCCAAGAAAATCAACCCCAAGATTTAGGAAATATTGAGCCAACCCCTGAAAATGTCGATGTTCCACTACCTACCGATGATTTAGGAAATGACTTGGATTTTTTAATATATCAAGGAGCATTTCCATAAATGATATTTATAAAAAATAAATATCTTTTTATATTATATAATGTCTGTTGTTCTTCCACGAGAGATAAAATACGCCGACCAACTTCCTGCTTTACCAGCCGAAACAATTAACACTCAAGTTGTTTTAGCCCCAGTCAATGGAGCAACTTTCGCTGATAGTGCTTTAATCCAATTTGACCTACCAGCAAGAGCAGGTTCTTTCATGCAACCAAGTTCGCTTTACTTAAGATTCAAGGCATCAGTAGTAGCATCAGGAACATCTTTAACAATTGCAGGAACACCAGCAACCTCATTCTTCCAAAAATTGGAAACCATCTTTGGTTCTCAAATCGTCGAATCAGTCCAAGATTGGGGTGTTGTTCAAAATATGCTTTTTAACTTACAATTAGACACTGCTCAAAAAGTAGGTTCAGTTGGTTTAGGATATTTAGATAACTCCACTACTCCAACTTTTGCTAACGTTCAAGGCAGAAACTACGGAACTACCGTCAGTGCAACCACTTACACTGCTTACTTTGCTGTTCCTCTTAACTGCATCTTATCCAGTTGTGAGCATCTTGTTCCATTAGGATTAATGCCTAACTGCAGAATACAATTGACCACCGACAGCATCAGTTCGATTTTCCCAACCAGTGCTACATCATTTTCGCTTTCAAACGTTGAATTAGTTTATGATAGCATCGATATGGGTGCTGGTGTTGAAGCAATGGTTCGTTCAATGGGCGAAAAACTTTATATTAAATCCCAATCCTTCACCAACTCCTCCAATACTCTTGCTTCCTCAACCACAGGAACAGTTGAATTGGTTTATAACCAACGCTTAAGTAGTATCAAATCACTTTTCGCCTTATTTCAAGGAACGAGTGCTAACTCTGTGAATAAGAAATACGATGCTTATGACCCAACCTCAAACAGTGGTTCATTACAGTTCTTAATTGCAGGAACTCAATTTCCGTCGAGAGAATTGTCCTGTATCAACAATAAAAGTGGTTTTTGGTGCGAACTTCGTCAAGCCATCTATGGTTCAATCCACGAAGCGAATGCCTCAATGGGTATCTCGCCTCTAACTTGGAACAGAGTAGGTAATGATGCAACCACAGTAGCATTACCAGCCCAGTTCTACGTAGGTGTTAATACTGAACGTCTTTCAACTAATGGGGCAATTTTAACTGGTGTCTCCACCAACTCCTCATCGATTTCTCTTCGTATCAACACATCCACAGCAACAGCACAAACCCACAACGTAGCGGTCATCTGTATGTATGACGCCATTATCGAAATCGATACAGTCAATAGAAATGCCTCTGTGAAACAATAAGTAAATAAAAATATTTAGCAAAAATAATCTAGTGTTATATTAGTATAATGATTAATATAAAACATAACGAAAAACCGAACTTACCAGTATGTGTAATGAACTGTGATGGTGGCTTACACGATAAACTGGATAAATACGACCTTACCAAGTTCTTAAATAATCATTCCACCAATTTATTAATTGGAAAAAGTGGTTCAGGTAAAACTTCTCTCTTGTATTCATTTTTTAAATCACCCAAATTGTTTCGTAAAGTGTATCATACCGTTTATTTATTTCAACCAAAAGCATCACGTGAATCGATGAATGATAAGATTTTTGAAACATTACCTGAAGACCAAAAATACGACGAATTAACTGCCGAGAACCTTTATGATGTGATGGATAAAATAAAGAATGAAGACAAAGAGTTTAACAATGCAATTTTAATAGATGATATGACGGCATACCTCAAGGATAATGATAATTTAAAAGTGTTAAAGGAGTTGATATTTAATAGACGACATATGAGAACAAGTATATGGTTTTTAACACAAACATATATTTCAGTGCCTAAAGAAATAAGGAAACTATTTAGCAATATTTTTGTATTTAGGGTAAGCAAAACGGAACTCTCCACAATATTTGATGAGTTGGTAGAACAAAAGAAAGAGTATATAACGGAGATAAGCAAGATTGTTTATGATAAGCCCCATCAGTATTTGTTTATCAATACAGATAGTCAAAGGTTATTTAAGGGTTTTGACGAATTACTAATTGAAGACAAATAATAATTTCTTATGTTAGTGTATATATGGCTCAACGATTTTTCAAAGGTCTAGGCAAGGATATTAACAAGGCGATTGTAAAACCTAGTGCGAAACTCTTTAAGAAAAGCACAGGCGAAACAAAAAAACTATTCACCAAGAAAGGTGAGATAGGCAAACTTTTTGGAAAAGGTAGTCCAGCATCGAAATTGTTGGGCGACATTTCAAGAGGTTTAGAAGAAGGTGCAGATGTTGCCGATATGGTAAATAAATACGGCAATCAAGTTTTATCAAACCCAGCAGTAAAAGCATTCGTTGCTACTCAACCTGAATTACAACCATTTTATGCTGGTGCTGTAGCACTTAATAAAGGTGTTGGAATAGCAGGTAAGGCAGGACACCAGTTAAGTGGTTTAACAAAACAGAAGAATTATAGGGGTGATGCTGGTCAGGTGGCTGGTCAAATCTTGGAAAGAAGCAAAGGTTTAGCACAAACTGGAATGGAAGGGCGTAATTTATATAATGCTCAATTCGCCTAATCTTTTTCTTGCTATAATATATAATGTCTTTTAGTGTCTTTTTAAACTCCGTAAATGGTTCAGGTGCTACAAGTGCCTCGACATATCAAATTAACTGGGACAACATAAATACAAACGGCTATCAAGGTAAATATAAGTTATGGTTTAACTTTCAAACGGTTGGGACAGGTTTAACCACAACCGCCTCTACAATTCCTTATATCACTACCAATATAGGTGCTACACAAGATTTTTTTACTGCTAATGGTAATAACGGAACTGCGAATAATAGAGTATTAGGTTATGTTTTCCCAGCGTGGGCACACGGTGCAAACCATACTTTATCTTCGACTCATAACGATAATGCACCAGTTATTTTGGAAAGCAAACCAAGCAACAACCAATTCACCGTCAATTTGTATAACATCAGTGGAACAGCATTCACGGATATAGATGCAGTGGAATATTATTTAACATTGTATTTTGAGAAATACGAATAAAAATATATCATTAGTATATGGATAATAATTATACTACTGATATTGAAAGTTATTTAGAGAATGTTCGCCTTAATTGTGTCCTGCTACAAAAGATACACAAGAAGCGATATTTTGCGTTAAAATCATATTTAAAGTTTTTTAAAATACCGAACATCATAATCTCGTCGTCAAACTCAGTTCTCTCGGTCGGTATGACTCAATATTGGGAACAGTCATTTATCAGTGGTATTACTTGTTTGCTTTCTCTCATATCGGCGATAATAACAAGTATCGAATTGTATTTGGGCATTGAGAACAATATGGTGAAAGAAGAACAAATATCTCGTTCGTATTATTTACTGGGGACAGATATTTTCAAAACATTATCATTAGAGAGAAAAAATCGAAAGATAGATGCAAACGATTATTTGAATGAGATTTTTAGCGAATACAATAAACTTATCGAGCGGTCATCTTTTGTAAAGGGGGCAGTAGAAGATAAACTAATGCCCTTACCAAATGAGTTATTAAACTCCACCAGTAGTTCAACAATTGGATTAGAGATAGGAATGTAGTTATCTATATATGATTATAAGGAGAATTAACTAAAAAATAAGATGAAAAATGAGATTATGGATAAAATTATATATAATCTCAATATATAGAGCAATTAAAATATTTTAATATAGATGTAGAATGAGATTATAGATAATTTTATATATAATCTCGTTTTTAAGATGAATATTTAGATTATTATCCTTATAATTATATATAGATAACCGCTAATAAATTAAGAATGATAAACTGTTCTATCAAAATCAACACAGTTCTCTCTACCCTTTGTAAAAACGATTATACAAGACATTCCAAACCATTTAAAAACTTTCAACATTTTCATTTTCGTTAAGTAATAACCTTTTTTATTCATATATTCTATTCGTCTTGCTGTTAAGTTATGGATTCCTATTAAATATGAGATTGTGTGTGGATTTAAGGAAACAGATTTTTCTAAAACTTTATCTATTAAACTATAAGGTGGGTTGCTACATATCACATCGATATTTTTATCATATTCAAAAAAATCTTTTGCTAAAGTTATTTCGGTATAATCAAAAGTATTCTTTTTAAAATATTCACTAAACAGGTTATAATAGTTTCCAGTTCCAAAGAAAGGGTCAAATATAATATCATCGTCTTTTACATATTGCTTTACATATTCTAAATGTGTTCTAACTAAAGGTAAGGGAGTATAAAAAACATCTTGTGGGTGTTCTCTATTTTGTATTTTTTTCGCTGTTTTATCCATATATATAATTAATATATATTTTTATTTTTTATTTAATTCTTAATGTATTCTAAATGTTCCTTGAGAGAATGCCCCATTGCTGTTGCTTCTTCTTGTAAGTTCTCCAACGAAGGCATATTTTTATATTTCTCCGTAATGAAGGAATGTCTCAAAATATTAATCGATGCTTTCTTACCAAATACCCCATTCAATCTTTGGGTCATTTTTGTAGGACTTAATTTTCCGCCCTTGCTATCAACCAACAAATATTTATTTTCAGGATACACTCTCTCTAAAAGTTTTATCCAATCACTTAAAATCTTTTTCAATGCTGGTGGTATGACTACTTCTTGGTCATTTAAAAACTTTTGTGTCTTATACACATTGAAATAAAACTTGTAGTTCTTTTTACCCCTTTCCAAATAATTATCCTTCTCCTTGTCTTCGTCTTTATAAACCATCTCCGTCCAATCGAGAGAACGGCGGATTGGAATATGCTTACCACTTACCAAAGAGAGAATTACATAGGACTGGATTTTTTGTATATCTTGTGATGTTGGATTTTTTAATTTCATCAATCGTTTTGCTTCCTTTTCCAAATTAGAATAGATTTCGGTTAGTTCATCTTGATTTACCCAGTTCTCTTCTTCTTTTGGTGTGCGTTTTTGTAATTTTTTTTGAGCATTGAACTCTTGTCCATCCTTATTCATTAAATCCTTATATTCATCACAATTTGGACACAAAACCACTAATGCACTTAAATATGTTTTTCTTTTCGAACCTTCCATATTTTTCAAAAATGCTATGAACTTTTTATGTTCGTTGAACTTTCCTAAATCTAAATCTTTATCAACGAATACTTTTTTATATAAATTGGAGAGAATTGAGTTGTAAGTTTTTAAAGAACTTTCGCTTAAGTTCGGTCTGTTTTCTTTTAATGTTTCTAAAATAGAAGGCATTATATATTAATTAAAGATAATAATTTCGAAAATTAATCTACTTATCTTCTATCAGTAATATAAAAATTGTATGCTGTTTTCATATCTCCATATTTTTCTAAATATCTTAAAAATATTGGTGTAGGTTCGCCCATTTCATCTAATATTCCTTGATTCATTAATTTTTTATGATTTGTTCCACGTAATTTAATTAAACTGCCTGTTTTGGGGTTTCTTATTTTTGTAGCAGATTCAATTTGCTCACCACCTATTCCTTCGAATAAACGTTCTCCACCACCTATTAATCCTTCGAATAAACGTTGTTCTTCCTCCTCTATACCATTCACTACTTCTGCATTATCATCTAACTGGTTTGTGAGTGTTGGAATTACATCGATTTCTGTTTGTGTTGCTATTGGTTCAGGTTGGGGACGGACAAAATC